CTATCGCAATCAGAATCGCAGATGATCCAACCTTAAAATTTCTCGAAGGGTTCAAAGCTATTATTAACAAACTCCTGATCAATCTAGTTGATGAAGATAAAGAGATCTTTAATTTACGCTGGAGATATCCTCAATTAAGATGGGAAGAAATAGCGGAACAGAAATTCATGAGCAAAGCCACAATTTATAGAAGGAGGAGGATTATCTTAGAACAGTACGCTATACTGAAAGGTGAGTTGTAAACAAGAATGAGACAAAAGGCATCTTGAAGTCTCACAAAAAAAGGTCTATTATGATAGCATGAACTTCTGAAACAAAAACACATATCACACTTTAGGAGTCATCCTTAATTCTAGTCAGAAAAGTTGTCCAACAGAAGTATCGTCAAGAGTCAGCAAATGCTGGCTTTTTGTTTTGAAAGGTGGTGAGATAAGTGAACAAGATGGACCCAATAACAGACAAAGACATAGTTCATGAAATTGAAGATTATTTGAGAGAGTGGAATGAGATGTATTTTTTACTTTTTGAAGTTGCTCTGTATACAGGTTTTCGTATTACAGATATATTAAGTATTCGTGTTAGAGACGTTCAAGGGTGGGATATAAAACTTAAAGAAAAGAAGACAGGAAAAGTACGTGAAGTTCGAATGACACCAGAGTTAAAAAAGAACATGCGTGATTTTGTGAAAGGAAAGCCACTCAATCAATTTGTTTTCAAAAGTAGAGAAGGGAAAAATAATCCAATAAGTAGGCAAAGATTTGATCAGATTTTAAAACAAGTTGTTGAAGATTTAGAGATAGACAACATCGCCGCTCATTCTATCAGAAAGACTTTTGGATATTTTTATTATCAAAAATTTAACGGAGTAAATGATTTGATGAGCATATTCAATCACTCATCAGAAAGAACAACATTGATATATATCGGAGATAAGCAAGTCACATTTAAAAAGAACATGACTAAGTTTAAAATCTAAGCATTTTTATTTTTTTTAACTTTTAGTTTGTCATATTGAAAAGTTGTCAAACTAAAAACACCGACCTTAAATTAAAGCGTTTATATCAATGCTTAACAAATTTTATTGAGTTTTACAGAATATACAGTATGACAAACTCAAAATACAAAATAGTGTGGTTACAAGAGGTGAAAAATGGTAAAAGAATACCGTGATGATTTTCTTGAAGAAAAGGCCTTCGAGAAATTAAATAAAGATATTGATGCCAATCCTGGCATTGACTTTGAAATTGTTGGATATACTCAAACAGCATTTGTAAATGGAATGCATATACCGTTAACAGCCATACTAGTAAAATGGAATAATTCTTTTAAAGAATCAGAATGAGACAAAAGACATCTTGAAGTCTCACAAAAAAAGGTTTATTATGGTAGCATAGATTTCTTGTATGAGAGGGGATAGGTCACTGGCCTGTCCTTTTTGCATTGAAAAAGGAGGATTGCTATGTACAACAAACCTATCAGACCATCCTTGAAATCTAAGAAGTGGGAGAAGTTCCGTGATAAGATTATGCGGAAGTTCGACTATCTTTGTCAAGAAAGTTTGAGATATGGAATTTCAGTAGCAGCTGAAATGGTACATCATATCTTCCCTGTATCTGAATATCCTGAACTTGAATTTGTTGAGTGGAATTGTTTGCCATTAACAAACAAGAAACACAATACGTTTCACGATAGAAAGAATGATAAGATTATCAACCAAGGATTATTTTGGCAAAGAAAGAGAAAAAAGGAATTTGAAGAATTTTATGGATACCCCCCACCTCTTTAAAAATTCATTTTGGGCAGTAGGGTACCGGTGAAGGGAACTTTTTCCAAGTCGGGGGCCTTCAAACAAAAAGGGGGTAAAAATTAAGCGATTTTGACGAAAGGAGGTAGTTTTTGGCTAAACCAATCACAGCAAAGTCGATTAAGTCAAAAGTGGTCAAGCAGATGAAAGACTTGGGCACTTATCGTAAAGAGTTCGAAATGATCATTGACATTTTTGCAGGAATGCTCTATCAGTATCAGAAACTTGCTCAAGATTATGCTGATATGGGTTATCCAGTAACAGACACCTACGTCAATAAGGCTGGTGCTGAGAATGAGCGCAAAGTTCCAATCTTAACCGCGATGGAAATACTCAGGAAAGATATCTTGAGCTATTCGAATCAGCTTATGCTTAATCCAAAATCACTGGGTGAGGTGGTCGAGCAGGACAAAGGCTCACCACTAACAGAGGTTATGAAGTTCAAAAATGAACTGAAAAAGAAGCGGGTGAAAGATGGATAAAGACTTTGAAAAACGTTTTGCCGATTTTCGCCACGCTACAACCAATCTTGGAAAAGCTAAAGCCTATGTTGATTATGTCCTGAGCTATCAAGAGGAACATAACGAAGAACGGATTTTGGCTGCTGAACGCTTTTTGAGGGATTTGGAAAATCCAGCATATGAGCTTGATGAGGATATAGTGGATTTTGCTGTTCACTTCATTGAGAACTCAATTGTTCATCAGCAAGGAGATGACATGTTTGCTATGTCTATCCGTAACAAGCCTTTGATTTTGCAACCGTGGCAACATTTCACGGTTGTCAATCTCTTTGGATTCTATCACGCTGGTACGAACGAGCGTAGGTTCAAGGAAGCCTTGATAATGCTGGCACGGAAAAACGGCAAGACCAGTTTTACTGCTGCTATTGCTCTGCTTTATCAGATTTTGGATGCTGATAGTGGTTCAAAATGCTATATCGTGGCCAACTCGGTCAAGCAAGCACTGGAAGCCTTTAATTTCATCAAGTTCAACGTGGAACGATGGAATGACAAATCTATCCGTATCAAGGATAATAACCAAGAACACTCTATCACAGCTAATTTTGGAGACGATGGGTCATTCTATATTCAGGCATTGGCCAATGATGAGAGCCGTTTGGACTCTCTCAATGGCAATGTCACAGTCATCGATGAAGCTCACACCATGCGAAATTCTAAGAAGTATGGTCTTATGAAGAAAACAATGTCAGCATACCGTAACAGTATGCTTTTTGTTATCTCTACGGCGGGGGATATTCCAACAGGCTTTCTTGCTAATCGCTTGAAATACTGTCAGAAAGTGCTCAAGCAGTTGGTACAGGATGAGGCTTTATTTATCTTTATTTGTAAAGCCAATCAGACAACGGATGGCGATGTTGGTGACTATCTTGATGATAATGTTTTGAAAATGGCAAATCCGTCTTGGGGTGTCACGGTGTCCATGCCTGCTTTGAGAGCTGAAGCTGAGCAAGCTATGAACGATCCACAGACAAGAAATGAGTTTTTTAATAAGACTTTGAATGTCTTCACTAACTCAATGAACGCTTATTTTAATCCTGATGAGTTCATTGCTTCAGACAGTCGTTATGATTGGACCTTAGAGGACCTGGCACGCTTGCCTATCCAGTGGTATGGTGGAGCTGACTTGTCAAGGTTGCATGACTTAACAGCGGCTGCTCTCTACGGCGTCTATCATGATGGTGAAAAAGACGTTGATATTTGTATCACACACGCTTTCTTTCCTCGTGTCAACGCTCAAAAGAAAGCCAATGATGACGGGATTCCACTCTTTGGCTGGCAGTCTGATGGGTGGTTAACAATGAGCAATACTCCGACCGTTCTCTATGATGATATTGTTAAATGGTTCATCAAGATGAGGGAGAAAGGGTTCAAGATTGCTGCTGTTGGGATGGATAGGAAGTTTGGCCGTGAGTTTCTGACGAAGATGAAACAAGCTCGGTTTAAGATGATTGACCAACCACAGCTTTTCTATCTGAAATCTGAAGGATTTAGACGGATTGAGTTCAAAGTTAAGAATAAAGAGTTTTACTATCTTCATTCTGACGCTTATGAATACTGTGTGAGCAATGTTAGAGCGATTGAAAAGGTGGACGATGCTGTGCAATATGAGAAATTAGACGGTGACGGTGGTACTGCAAGGATTGACTTGTTTGATGCCAGCGTTTTTGCTTGCATTCAGGCTCTTGCTAATCTTGGTAAGAATCAGAATGTCATGAGCTTCTTTGATTAGGTGAATTATGAATGAAATAGTTTTATCAGAACATGAAATTAATGTGCTAATTAATAAGGGGCGAGTTAAAGTAATTTTAAACGGGGAAGAAGTAGTCGTTCGTCAAAGCTATACGAAAGATTTAAGGGCTGAAACAGTTAACTGGGATAAACAAATAGTTGATGTCAGTCAGAATATAGTAAGAAACAAACACTTTGATTCACTTCTTCAAAATACTTTTCGCTAGAAAGGAGGTGAGGAAAGATGGGGTTTTTAGATAGGTTTTTGAAACGTGGTAAGAGTCGAAGCGGAACGAATGTTATCACTCATTCAGATTTTGGGCTCTATATTGACGGTGATAGCTATGTGCCTTTGGCTCGCAATCCTGATGTGATTGCTGCGGTCAATAAGATTGCTGACATGGTGTCGAACATGACTATTCACTTGATGGAGAATACTGATAAAGGCGATATCCGAATAAAAGACGGACTGGCTCGCAAGATTGATGTGAATCCATGCGACAACATGACTCGCAAAACTTGGATTTTCAAGATTGTGCGTGACCTATTGCTGTTCGGTGACGGAAATTCAGTTCTTCATGTTGAGTATGATCCTGTGAATGATTATATTTTGAACTTGAGACCATTCGCAATGAGTGAGGTTTCTTTCAAAAGTGATGATGTTGGTTATATCGTGAATTATCGTGGTATCGACTATAACCAAAGCGAAATCGTGCACTTTGTAATCAACCCAGATCCAGACAATCCATTTGTAGGGACTGGCTACAGACTTGCTCTGAGGGATATTGTTAGGAATTTAAACCTTGCTACTCAAATCAAAAAAGGCTTTATGAATGGCAAGAACGTTCCTAGCCTAATTGTTAAGGTTGATTCTTCGGATGGAGAATTGGGCACGCAAGAGGGACGAGATAGGGTTGCTAAGAAATATTTAGCAACAAGTCAGGCAGGTGAGCCGTGGATTATTCCTGATGCTTTGTTGAGTGTAGAGCAGGTTAAGCCGCTTAGCTTAAAAGATATCGCTATTAATGAATCTGTTGAAATTGACAAGAAAACAGTTGCTGGGCTTTTGGGAGTTCCAGCTTTTATTTTGGGAGTTGGTAGCTTTGACAAAGAAGAATACAACAACTTTGTCAATACAACGGTCATGAGCATTGCTACGACGATCACTCAGACCTTAACGAGAGACTTACTCGTTTCAAATAATCGGTATTTCAAACTTAATGCTCGCTCGCTTTATTCGTATGACATTACAGAGTTATCTTCAGTTGCTGAACAGATGACTAAAAGCATGGCAATGCGTCGAAATGAGTGGAGGGATTGGCTTGGGATGCCACCAGATCCTGACATGGATGAGCTCCTTGCTCTTGAAAACTATATCCCACAAGATAGACTTGGGGACCAGAAGAAACTGAAAGGGGGTGAGGAAGAGAATGAAGAAACGGAATAGTTATCGAACCGCTCAATTCAAAACACGAGAAGAAAGTGATACTGGTGATTTGATTTTGAGTGGGTACTTTATCAAGTTTGATGAAGTAACTGAACTGTGGCCTGGTTATTTTGAAGTGATTAAGCGTGAGGGTGTTGAAAAAGCCATCAAAGGAGCTGACATCAGAGCATTATTTAACCATGATGATAGTTTAGTGCTTGGTCGGACTGGTAATGGAACGGTCATTTTGGGAGTTGATGACATCGGTCTGTACGGTGACATCATTATCAATAAAGATGATCCGCAAGCTATTGGGGCCTATGCTCGTGTTCAGCGTGGTGATGTGATTGGATGTAGTTTTGGTTTCATCCCAATCAAAATCAATACGGAAGAGCAAGCAGATGGTTCGTACCTGGACACTATCTTGGAATTAGAAATCTTTGAAGTGAGTCCATGTACTTTCCCAGCTTATCCACAAACGGAAATTGCTGCACGACAGAAAGACTTTGAAAGCCAACAACGTGCCAATCGTGAAGCGCTGGACAAGCGCAAGAAAGAAATTAAGGAGAAATTTAACCTATGCACAAATCATTGATTTTAGGCGCTCGTATGCGCAACAAAGCAGACAAAGTGGTAGAGCTTGAAGAATCAATCAAAGAATTGAACAAGCGCTCAGAACTTGAAGCTGCTAAATTGGAACAAGCTGGAACTGATGAAGAAGTTTCAGCAGTTGAAAAGAACCTGGAAGACATTCAAAAAGAATTGGATGAAAAATTGGCAGAAAAAGAACAACTTGAAAAGGAAATCGAAGATTTGCAAAATCAAGTTGAAGAATTGAATCGCAAAGCCCCGACTTACCCAAGTCAAGAAAAACGTGGAGGACAGAAATTGGAAAAACGTGACGCAGTACTAGAATTCATCCGCTCTCGTGGACAAAAACGCACAGGTGTTAAAACAACAGATGTAGGAGCGATTATTCCGAAAGAGGTTTTGGAACCACAAAAAACACCTGAACGTCAGAACCCGCTGCTTAATCTAATCCATATTGTAAAAGTAACAAGTGGCTCAGGTACTTACCCAGTCATGAAGAAATCAAATCGTAAGATGACAGAGGTTGGTGAACTTGAAGAAAATCCAGAATTAGGAAAAACAAAAATCACTGAAGTAGATTACAAAATTAAGACTTATCGTGGGGAACTTCCTATCTCTCGTGAAGCGATTGAAGATGCACAATATGACCTTATTGGAATCATGCAAGAAGATATTCAAGATCAGGACGAACAAACAAAATTGGCAATTGTTGCGGATGTTTTGAAAACTGCAAAAGTTGTAAATGCTAGCGGTTATGATGGACTTAAAGATATTTTGAATACTAAGATTTCATCTGTTTATAAAAAATCTCTTGTTGTTACTGACTCTATGTTCAACGCATTGGATAAAGTTAAGGACAAGGACGGCCGCTACATGCTTCAACCTGACATCACTTCACCAACAGGATATTCATTCTCTGGAAAAACTATCTACCCTGTTGATGACACTCTTTTGGGTCAAGAAGGGGAAATGAAGTATTTTATCGGAGATGTTGAATACTTCCTTACATTGTTTGACCGTATGGAATTGAGCGTGAATTGGGAAGACAATCACAAATTTGGTAAAAACCTTGCATCATACCTACGTTTTGACATCAAGAAGACTGATGAAGATGCTGGGGTATTCGGAACCTACACTGATGTTGTAGCTTAAGGAGGTAACGTATGAGCTATAAAGTAATCCGTCCTTTCAAGGACTTGGCTGATCCTGAAAAACATGACTATGCTGTTGGTGATATCTTTCCTCGTGAAGGATATGAGCCCACAGATAGCTTTACCAATGGCCTTTTGACTGGTGCCAACACTGCTGGCTCTATCTTCCTTGAGGTTTTGGGAGATGATGAGCCTAAGAAACCAGCTCCTGAAACAAAAGAAGTTAAGGAAGAGCCCGCAGTTGAGCAGGAAGAAACAGTTAAGGAAACAGTTGAGGAAACTGCTGAAGAGCCTGCTAAGGAAGTTGAGGAGTAAGCATGGATGAAGGTCAGCTTTTAGAATTGCTGAAGCTTAAGTTGGGTATTTCAACCGACTTGAGAGACAAGCCGTTAAAAAAAATCATTTCAAGTGTCATCACTGAATTGACCGATAACCTCGGTATCGAGCTTGTTGGTGAGCGTGCTGACCATGAAATGTTTATCGTTGACTATGCTGCTTATCGCTATGAGGGTGGGGTGGATATGCCACGTCACCTTCAATGGCGACTGCATAATTTACAGATAGCATCAAAGAAAGAGGTCAAGAATGTGGAATCATGAAATCAAATTGATCTCTAAAAAAGTCACAGGTAAGGACAAGTTGCTACAACCAATCTCTGAAGATGTTGAAGTTACTCTGTTGTGTCGTAAAAAGAAGGTTACTCGCTCTGAATTTTATCAAGCAAACCAGGCAGGTCTAAAACCGAGCTTGGTCGTTGAGATTCGAAATTTTGAGTATGAGAATCAGGAGTTTGCGAAATTTGAAGGCAAGCAATATCGTATCTTGAAAACCTATCCTATTGATTCTGAAATTTTAGAGTTGACTTTATCAGAGGTATTGAAATGAGTAATGACCTTGCTGATTTGATAGCGAAAGAGCTTGCAGCTTACTCTGATGAGGTTACTGAAGAAGTGGATAAGATTGCAGAGCAGGTGGCTGATGAGACTGTGGATGAGTTGAAAGAGACAAGTCCTAAACGGTACGGAAAGTATCGCAGAAGTTGGAAAAAGAAGAAACTGGCCAATGGCTCTTTTGTTGTGTTCAACGCAGTTGCAAGTCTTACTCACATACTTGAGAACGGGCACCTTTCAAGAAATGGTGGCCGTGTTGCTGGTATTGTTCACATCAAGCCAGCTGAAGAAAAAGCGATTCAGAGCTTTGAGAAGCGTATCAAGGAGATTGGGAAATGAAGCTATCAGACTTTGCTGCTATTTTGGAACAGGTAAACCTGCCTGTCACCTATCGAGCGTTTAAAACTGGGAACGCTCCTGACCTACCTTACCTGGTCTATTATGAATCAAGTCCAGCCATCAATGCAGCTGACAACACGGTTAATCATCAGATTAAGAGCGTGACAGTAGAGCTAGCTTTTGAGAGTAAGGATGAAGATTTGGAAGAACGTTTGGAAGAGCTGTGGACAACCCACGAGCTCTTTTTCGATGTTCAAGAAGAAACATTTATCGAGACTGAAAGACTCTATGTCAAGTCTTATACGGTCTATCTATACTAAGGAGGAATGACATGACTCAAGAAAATAAAGTAACCTTTGGCCTAGAAAATGTACATATCGCACCTATCAAGACACTTGCAGCAGATGGAGTTATTACTTACGGTGATGTTTTTCGTTTTCCTGGAGCAATTGAGCTGACACTTGATACTAAAGGGGAAACAACCCCTGTCAAGGCAGACAACAAGGATTACCATTTCATGAATTCAAACGAAGGCTATGAAGGTAAACTTAAAATTCCACACATCATTGATGAATTTGCGACAAAAATTCTTGGTGAAATCAAGGACCCTCAAACTGGTGTTATGACTGAAAAAGCAGATGCGAGCTTGACAGAGTTCGCAATGATGTTCCAGTTTGAAGGCGACAAAAACAAGACTCGCTATGTGATGTACTACTGTTTTGCCAGTCGCCCATCTCTTGGCTCAAAAACTAAGAACGGGACATCAACCAACGAACGTGAACTTAGTTTCAAAGCTAGCCCGCGTCCATTGGATACAGTTGTCAAGCGTTCTATCACATCAGCTGATGACAAAGATGCGTATGACAACTGGTTCAAGAAAGTGTATGAACCTACTGCGGTGGCAGGTTAAGGAGAAAATCTATGCGTAAAATCGTTTTGGTTGGTGATCAGGAGTATGAGTTAGGCACAAATGGCTATACTCCTATCGCCTACAAGCAACAATTTGGGAAAGATTATTTTCAAGATTTGTTCTCAATGTTGAAAAATCAATCATTCATGAATGAATTGAACAAGCTGGAAGCTGAAAAAGAATTGACAGCGACTAATATTGACATTTCAATGCTAGAAGAGTTTGATATGACCTTTTTCAACCGCCTTTTTTGGACCTTTGCTAAATCTGCAAATCCTCAGATCAAGCCTTATGAACAATTTTTCATGGAAATGGAAGTCTTTCCGATTCAGGAAGTTGGTCCTGTGTTGATGGAAATGCTGAATGCGAGCATGACGACAAAAAAGCACCAGATGAATCAGAATCAGCTAGCGAAGAAATCTTCACAGTAGAATCTTATCTCTCCTGCTGTAAAGAAACTGGTCTGTCTATCGATGATCTAAAGCACATCTCAATCGGAATGGCTTTGGATTATCAGACGGATTATGTGAATTTACGGAGTGAGGACAAGGGTGGCGAACGGAAAGCTACGCAAGCTGATTTTGACAGTTTTTAAAGAAAAATGAGTGCTGAGAGAGCGATTCTGATACCAAGTTCGTTGGTCTGACTGCATTATCAGTGGTAGAAGTTCTCTCAGCGCTTTTCTATTTTTTGAGAAAGGAGGAAATATGGCAGGAAATATCAAAGGTATCAAAATTGAAATTGATGGTGACACGCAACCCTTACAGAAGGCGCTGAAAAATGTCAATAAGGCTGCTACTGATGCAAGTCAGGAGTTGAAACAGATTGACAAGGCCTTGAAGTTTGATACAGGAAACGTAACGCTCCTGACTCAGAAGCAAGAAGTCTTGCAAAAGCAAGTTGCGACGACCAAGGAGAAGCTAGAAACTTTGAGACAAGCTCAGTCTCAGGTAGAACAGCAGTTCAAAAATGGTGATATCGGTGCTGATCAGTACCGAGCTTTTCAACGTGAAGTTGAAACTACCAAGAATGTTCTTAAAGGTTACGAAGGCAAACTTGCTAATGTCAACCAGGCACTTGCTGAGAATGGGAGTGCTACTCAGAACAACAAGAACCAATTAAAAGAATTGCAAAATGAGCAGAAGCAACTGGCTAGCGAGAATGAAAAAGTAGTCAGTTCATTCAAATTGCAAGAAAGTCAGCTAGGAGCTAACGCAAGTGAAGCTGACAAATTGGCGCTTGCTGAGAAAAGGATTGGAGCTCAATCTGATATTGTTGCTCGGCAGATTGAAAATCTAGAAAAACAACTAGCTCTTACAAAGCAAGAGTATGGTGAAAATTCAGCTGAAGCTAATAAAATGGAAACCCAGTTGAATCAAGCTAAAACAGCTTACTCAAATCTCTCTCAAGAGATGAATAATCTTGGGAGTGCTGGGAAACAAGCGAGCGGAACCTTAAGCGAGACAAACAATCTCTTAAAAGCTGAATTGCTCAATCAATTTTCTGAAAAGCTATCAGATATCAGTCAAAAGTTGGTTGATTTTGGAAAGAGTGCTCTTGAAGCCTTTCGTCAAGTTGACGAAGGTATGGACATCATTGTTACTAAAACTGGTGCTGGTGGTGAAGCGCTTGAAGGAATGCAAAAAATCGCAAATGATATTGCGACAGAGTTACCGACGGACTTCTCAACTGTCGGGAATGCCGTGGGAGAAGTCAACACACAATTTCAATTGACCGGTGAAGCATTGAAAAACGCTTCAGAGGACGTTATCAAATTTTCAGAAATAAATGGTTCTGATGTAACTAATGCGACCATACAATCGAAACAAGCATTGGAAGCTTATGGATTGTCTGTCGAAAATTTATCTACGATTTTAGATTCGACCACTTTCGTTGCTCAAGCTACAGGTGTTTCGGTAGATGATCTGATGAAAAAGGCAACTGACGGTGCACCTCAAATTAAGTTGTTAGGTCTAAGTTTTGAAGAAGCGGTCACCCTTATTGGCCAATTAGAGCAACATGGTGTTGATTCATCTGCCGCATTGTCTGGTTTGACAAAGGCTGCGGGAGCCTATGCTAAAAAAGGCAAATCTATGACAGAGGGGCTGAAAGAAACTATTGATTCTATCAAAAATAGTAAGAGCGAGACAGAAGCTCTTAGCATTGCGATGGAAATTTTTGGAGCTAAAAAAGCTCCTCAAATGGTTGACGCAATTAAACGTGGAGCACTAAGTTTTGAAGAGTTGGGATATACTTCACAAGTATCTGCTGGATTAGTATCCTCAACATACGAGTCTACGCTTGATCCTATTGACAAATTCAAGACAGCTCAAAATTCAGCCACTTTGGCCATGTCAGAGTTGGGGGCTGCAATCGCTGAAGTACTTGCTCCTGTTTTCGAAATGTTAGGAAATATCGTCAAAGAGCTCGCTGAGTGGTTTAGTGGTTTACCTGGACCGATTAAAGAATTTGTAGTTGTTATGGGCACTGTCGTAGCTATTGTTGGTGTGATTGTCCCTATATTTTTAACACTACAAGCAGCTGCAACTGCTTTGGAAATTTCGATTGGTGCAATGATTACAGCTGCTCTTCCAATTATTGGAACAGCTTTAGCGATTGCCGCTGCAGTTGCAGGAGTAATAATCGCTTTAAAATATCTCTGGGATACAAACGAAGGTTTCCGTGAAGTAGTTACAACTGTCTGGAATGCGATTCTTGAGGTTATCAATGCGGTAGTATCAGAGATTTCTAGTTTTGTCATGAGTATATTCGGAACGGTTGTCACTTGGTGGACAGAGAACCAGGAACTAATTCGAACAAGTGCTGAGACTGTCTGGAATGCTATCTATACGGTTATAAGCACAATTCTGGAAATTTTAGGTCCACTTATTCAAGCTAGCTGGGATAATATCCAACTTGTCATTACAACTGCTTGGGAAATCATCAAGACAGTTGTTGAGACTGCCATCAATGTTGTCCTTGGTATTATTCAAGCAGTTATGCAGATTATCACTGGGGACTGGTCAGGCGCTTGGGAAACCATCAAGGGAGTATTTTCTACTGTATGGCAAGCTATTCAAAGCATTGTTCAGACTATTTTCTCAGCCATCCAGAGCTACATTTCAAATATTCTCAACGGTATTTCAGGAACTGTATCAAATATCTGGAACGGCATCAAGGACACTGTCTCAAATGTGTTAAATGCTATATCTGGCACAGTATCAAGTGTTTGGGAAGGTATCAAGAGTACCATTTCAGGTGCTATCAATGGGGCAAAAGATGCTGTATCTTCAGCTATTGAAGCTATCAAAGGATTGTTCAACTTCAGCATTAGTTGGCCACATATCCCACTACCTCACTTCTCTGTTAGCGGTTCAGCCAATCCACTCGACTGGTTGAGCCAGGGTGTTCCAAGTATCAGCATCGAATGGTATGCCAAGGGCGGTATCATGACGAAACCAACCATTTTTGGAATGAACGGCAATAACCTTATGGTTGGTGGTGAAGCTGGGAATGAAGCAGTATTACCGCTTAATGATAAGACACTTGGTGCCATCGGTCGGGGCATCGCTCAGACTATGGGTGGAACTTCACCGATCATCAACATTACCATTACTGGCAACACTGTAAGAGAAGAAGCTGACATCATTCGGATTGCTGATGAGGTGGCTCAGCGCATTGCTGACGAATTGCAACGTAGGACACAATTGAGAGGAGGGTTTGCATGATAAAGCATAATGAGCTTGTGATTGACGGTGTGAGGACATCGTCTTTTCCGTTTAAAGTCATTGTCCATGACTCTCCTTCAATCTCTCTGGGAGAGAGCAAGACAGCTCTTTTGGAGCATGGTGGCATCAGTGGAGCAATTGTTCAGACAAATAAGCATAGGGAACTGATCAGGAAAACTTATACGATTTACTTGGTTAAACCTACTGAAGAACAGATGAACCAATTTATGAGTCTGTTTATCCGTGAGAAGTTCTGGCTAGAGAGTGAGCGAGTCAAAACAACTCGTCTTTGGTGCTATAAGGTTAATGTGACTGACCTTGAAGAAGTGCAACCTGGTCTTTACATGATCAAGGCGACCTTCACTTGCCACCCTACAAAATACTTTAAAATCACTGATACACAGAGACTGACAAGAAGTGGGACCTTGACCGTTCAAGGTTCTGCTCTTGCTTTTCCTAAAATCACAATCATTGGCCAGAGCGCTGCTGAGACTTCATTTACAATCGCTGGTCAGGTCATTCGTCTTGAAAGGCTCTCAGAATCGCTTGTGATGGTCAATAATCCTGATAATCCTAGCTTCAAAACGACAACAGGAAAACCAGTGAAATGGTCAGGGGACTTTATCACAGTTGATCCAGCGAAAGTGAAGAATGTTGGGGTTGTTCTAGGTCAAGGTATTCAATCGCTTGAAATCGAAACGGTTTGGGGGTGGGCATAATTGCTTTATTTACTTGATAAAGATGTAAGAACCGTGCGTTGGAACGGGGAGCCACTTCATGAAGCGACTTCGGCGATTGTTAAAGAGACCATGAATGGCGATTTTACCCTGACTGTCAAATATCCTATTTCTGATTCTGGTATTTATCAGCTCATCCAAGAAGATATGCTGATAAAGGCTCCGACTCCTGTCTTAGGAGCGCAGCTATTTCGCATCAAGAAACCTATCGAGCACAATGACCATCTGGAAATCACAGCCTATCACATTTCAGACGATGTGATGCAACGTTCTATCACACCAATGAGTGTGACTAGTCAGAGCTGTGGCATGGCTCTTTCTCGCATGGTACAAAACACAAAAACTGCTTTGGGGGATTTTTCTTTCAATAGCGATATCCAGGATCGTAGGACCTTCAACACGACTGAGACAGAAACTCTGTACTCTGTATTGCTGGACGGTAAGCACAGCATTGTTGGTACATGGGAAGGCGAGCTGGTTCGTGATAATTTCGCTCTGACAGTGAAGAAGAGTCGTGGTGAGAATCGTGGTGTTGTTATTACAACGCATAAGAACCTGAAGGACTACCAACGTACAAGAAACAGTCAGAATGTTGTCACAAGGATTCATGCCAAGTCAACTTTTAAGCCTGAAGGTGCTGAAAAGGAAATGACTATCAGAGTGACTGTTGATAGTCCTCTTATTAACTCATACCCTTATATCAATGAAAAAGAGTATGAGAACAACAACGCAAAATCTGTTGAAGAATTGCAGAAGTGGGCACAGGCTAAATTTACAAATCAAGGCATTGACAAGGTCTCGGATGCTATCAAAATTGAAGCTTATGAACTTGATGGTCAAGTAGTCCACATGGGTGATACAGTCAACCTCAAGAGCTGGAAGCACAATGTCGATGCATTCAAGAAAGCTATTGCTTATGAGTTCGATGCCTTAAAAGAAGAGTACATCTCTCTGACGTTCGATGACAAGGCAGGGACTGGTGGTTCTAGAACTTCTGGTGGCCTATCTAGCGCAGCTGATGCCATCCTTGGAGTAACAGAAGCTGCCCAAGAAATAGCTCTTGAAAAGGCTCTTCAAAATGCTGACTTAGACTTCGATCATCAAGCTGGATTGCTTAGACAGGAAATTTTGGACGGTATCGAACTTGCTAGGGCTAAAGCTGAAGAAGTTAAAAGAGAACTCTCTGATACTATCAATCAGCGTTTCGATAGCTTTGACAACGCTTCGATACAAGAAGCTAAGCGCAGGGCGGAAGAAGCGTTGCGAAACGCTGGCGCAAGCAGCTTACTCGCTCAAGAAGCCAAGCGGATTGGGTTGGATTCTGTTGCCAAACTTGAAGAATTTAAGAGACAGGCTACGAGCGCTCAGACGGCTCTGTCGGGTGATTTGGATGTCTTGAAACGAATCATCGCGAACGATGTTCGACCGAAGCAGGCACAGGCTGAAGCTGAGATTGCCAAGCAGGTTGAAGCGCTTATCCAGACCAAAAAAGAACTGGCTGGTGTGAAGTCAGCGCAAGCGACGTATGAGGAGACGACGACTCGCAGACTGTCAGAACTGACCAACTTAGCTAATGGCAAGGCAAGCAAGTCAGAACTCACGCAGACAGCCGAGCAGCTGGCTAGTAAGATAGCGAGTGTGCAGGTTGGTAGTTCACGGAATTACTTCAGGAATTCACGTTCAAGGACGTTTACTACAGGAGATCAAGCGACATACGACTACCGAACATTTATAGTCCCTGATTTCTGGAAGAACGGTGACAGGTTCAAGCGTGATTATGTTCGCATATCTTTTGATGTGACTTTCCCTGTTGCCTTATCCAATGATATACAAGCCAATGTTCACTTTGGTGCTCATCCGTGGTATGGCTATAAAATCACATTTAAAGGCGGGACTACCGAACGTCAACATTTTGAGTTCACAATTGACTTGTCTAGTTCTTCTGAAACCTATCAGACTAACAATGTCTTTATTCGTTTTGGGACGAATTACGGCTTTCCAGCTGATTTGCAGGTCGTCATCGAGAACGCTATGTTATCGGTTGGCAATTATTTCCCAGCCTATCAATCAGCGTATGAAGACCAAGAAGACCGTGTCTCAACCGTTGAATCTAACTTCAGGCAGCGTGCTGACGCACTAGATGCTGGTGTGAACCGTCTGACTGAAGGCTTGAGATCCAAGGCTGACATCAGCTCGCTCAATGTGACTGCTGAAAATATCAGGCAGTCCGTGAAGAGTCTTGAAACAAATACGCAGAACAAGCTAAATCAGATGTTGAGTCTGGCTGAATTTGAAGTCCGGGCTGGTTCTATCCGACAAGAAATATTGAACGCAACCAAGGACAAGGCAGATAAGACCCTAGTTGTGGCTGAAGCTGGGAAATTGCGTACAGAATTGTCAACTGTGCAAGAATACGTAAAAAAGGATAGTCAACGACAAGAGAGCTTACAGCGCTATGCACGAGACGAGAGCGCCCGACAAGCAACCTCTATTCGTGAGTTAGTGACTCGTGATTTTGTCGGGAAATCGGATTATCAGGAGGATGTGAGAGGTCTCGAACGTCGATTTAGTGCGATAAGTACGCAGACGAACAATGATATAGCTGCGAAAATCGCTCAATACAAGCAGACGGTCGATGGGCAATTTGCAAATATTACATCTCAGATTGCTAACAAGGCTAATCAGACAGACTTCCAGCGAGTTCAAGAAACAAGTCGGCTATACGAGCGCATTATCGGTAGCAACGAGAATGACATTTCGAATAAGGTTGCTCGCATGGCTCTGACCAATCAACTGTTCCAGGTCGAGGTTGGGAAATATGCCAACGTTGGTGGCCCGAATATGCTCCGAAATTCACGAGCAGATGACGGATTGAAATACTGGACAGAAGCAGACGGAAGATTAGGATTCACAGCTCATCAATTCTACTTCAATGGTCAGAAAAAGATGTTTGAATTGAGACCGGGAGCAATTGTTAAAAGTCCACGCTTCATTGTCAAGCGTAGTGCTGATTACACATTGAACATTTTAGGTTTTGACAACAATTCAAAATATTTAAAGATTTATTTTTGCAAGCGAAGAAAAGGATCACTCTCTGATTTTGAAGAAAAACAGCTCATCTATGACGGCAAGCCAATATGGACAGATGGGGCTATCTTAAACGGAAGTAGAGCAATCAAGAAATCATTCCAATTTAACGTTGGAGATTTCGATGACGGTTACCTTCAATTTGAGTATGAACGGAACAACCCAAATAAATGGGGTGGGCTATTCATGACAGAGTTAGATTTCTATGAAGGCTCAAATGATCGACTCTGGCAACCAGCTCCAGAAGATGCAGTCGCAGATGCGAATGCGAAACTTGAAGCCACGCAAACAAAAATGACTCAACTAGCTGGCTCATGGGCAGTTCAAAATTTGACCAGTGCTGGTGCTTTGATCTCAGGTCTCAATCTTGGAGCCAATGGTCATAATCGACTTGACGGGAAATTGACTCATATCACTGGAGAAACCCTGATTGATAAAGCTGTTATCAAGTCAGCTATGATTGACAAGCTGAAGACAGCCAATTTTGAAGCTGGTTCAGTGACTACGGTTATTTTGGATGCTGAAGCTGTCACGGCTGAAAAATTGAAAGTTGACCAGGCTTTCTTCAACAAATTGGTCGCAAATGAAGCTTATTTGAGTCAACTATTTGCCAAACAAGCCTTCATTAACCGTGTTCAAAGCGTTGCGATTGATGCAAGTCAGGTTCGCTCAGGTATTTTAAGCGGTGATAGGATTTACGGTGGAACCATTAGAGGAGCCAGCATCTATGGTGGAACCTTAACAGGGAACACCCAAATTCAACTGGGCTCTTACGGTTCGTTTGATACGGTCAATGGTGGTCTACAGATTAACGTACCTCGTGATTACAATGCAAAGGATGGATTGGGGGTCCAGTTCATCGGTTCTTATGGTCGTGGCGAGAATGTCCCTTACGGCCTTTTCATTTACAAGGACTCGGATTTTACTACTGGCGGTTACGCAAGCAGAAGTGATGACTTTCTTTTGACAGTAGAGGGATACATCAAAGCGAATGGAATTGGCTGGTTTAAGACCGGCAAAGGGTCTATCGGTGGGTCAAGCACAGCAACTCTAGGGTATTGGAATTCAAATGTATCTCTTGATTTTGGTGGTTCAGGAAATGATATTTACTATAGTTATAACGGTAAAGCGTACAGTTTGTGGACGATAGTAGATAAGCATTTCTCGGACAGACGTCTGAAAGAAAACATCGTTGAATGTAAGCACAAGGCTCTTGATTATATCCAGCAATTTCAGTTCAAGGAATACGATTGGAAGAAACAAGAGGATAGACCACAACAAGCACACACAAAGATTGGTTTGATTGCGCAGGAAGTTCAAGCGGTAGATCCTACGCTTGTTTACGAGAACGGAGACACGTTGAATCTGGACAATCTCAGACTAACAAACATCGCACTTAAAGCTATTCAGGAGCTCGCTCTTGAAAATCAAAAACTTACACACAGATTGGAGAACTTAGAAAATGAACGCAGAACAGCTTAACCAAGCCTTACAAATGACAATTAGTGAAATGTCAACAACCTCAACAAATTCGATGATTACAAGTAATCTCTTGAGTATTCAGTTGAATGAGCAAAGGGCAGAGAATCAAAGACTTCAAGCACGAGTGGATGAGCTGGAAGCTCTGCTTGATGAACAAACTAAACCAGCAGAAGGAGCATAAACATGGCAATCAATGGGTATAATCTATCAACAAAACCGTACTTAAGAATTTCTGGCTCAAACGTTGAGACGGTGGTAGAAATTCAATTATCAGAAGGAAATCGCTACAGCACTAACTCACGATCGTTCCCTGGAGACCGTACAAACGAAACAGAAGACGTTTTGATTCAAGATGTGCTGGATATCCTAAAAGCTGAGCTAGATCCAGGAAGCGCCATTGTCAAAACACAGGCGCAGCTTGAACAGGCCAATCAGAAGATTGCGCAAAACGAGAGTGAACAGAACAAGCTTGCAGCTCTTATTAAGCAGACTGAAGAGAATTCGAAGGTGAATCAGAAGGTCATTCATGTTCTTGTTTTGAACTCTGTCATGAGCAAGAATATCGAGTACGGCACGACTTATAAAGAATTGGTTGAGTTGATTCCACTCGCTGAGGTTGGTAAGACCTACTTACCACATGACCTGATTACCATTGAAGCCCCTGAATACGTAGAGGTCAATGGCGAAGGCAAGCGCATCCTAGTGCAGCTTAACAAAGAATTTACTTACAATGGTGAGCCTGTCAGCGCGTTTACTACTAATGGCTCTCTCGAGCAAAATGGAACGGGTGTAGCTTGGAAATTTGAAGGGAAGGAATAGGAGAAATATATGAAAATCGAATTGTTTAACTTTTTTAGAAACCTGATTCAAACAGAAGATGGTTTGGTATTATATGCTCTAGGCTTAATCGTGATTCTCGAGATCGTAGATTTTGCATCGGGTACGTTTGCAGCAATTGCAAATCCAGAAATTGAATACAAGAGTAAGATTGGTATTAACGGCTTGATTCGAAAGATTCTTGGTGTTCTCTTGTTGATGGTGTTGATTCCGATGTCTGTCTTGTTGCCTGAAAAGACAGGGTTCGCATTTCTATACTCGATTTACCTGGGATATTTGCTTTTCACATTCCAGTCACTCATCGAAAATTACCGTAAGTTAAAAGGTAACGTGACCATCTTCCAACCTATCATCAAGGCATTTGAGCGCTTATCTGGTGACAAAAACGACAAGAACGAAGGAGAACAATAATGGATATTGATACAAGTAGACTAAGAACTGATTTGCCACAGGTTGGAGAGCAACCATATCGTCAGATTCATGCTCATTCAACTGGTAATCCCAACTCAACAGCTCAAAATGAAGCAGATTACCATATGCGTCGTCCTGTTGATTCAGGATTTTTCTCGCACGTTGTCGGCAACGGCCGTGTGATGCAGACATGGTACACAGATATGGGAGCCTATGACGTAGGAGGCGGCTGGAACGTTGAAGGCTACGGACAAGTAGAATTGATTGAGAGCCATTCAACTAAGGAAGAGTTCATGCGCGATTACAAGCTCTATGTTGAACTACTGCGCAACCTTGCTGATGAAGCAGGGATTCCGAAAACGCTGGATTCTGACAGCCTAGCAGGAATCAAGACACATCAGTATTGCACATACAATCAACCTCGAAACTACTCAGACCATGTGGATCCATACCCTTATTTAGCCAAATGGGGTATCAGTCGTGAGCAATTCAAGAAAGACATCGAAGGTGGCTTATCTGAAGCAGGCTGGAAGCGTAACGGCACTGGTTGGTGGTGGGAGGAGGACGGCTCTTATCCTACAAACTCATGGAAGCAAATCAACAATGAGTGGTTCTACTTCGATGAACGTGGATACTGCCTAATCAACCGTTGGTTCAATGATGGCAAAGATTGGTTCTATCTTGACAAACGTGGCGCAATGGTCACAGGCTGGATGTTCCTCAACCATCGATGGTATTTCTTCAAATCAGACGGTCGCATGGCCACTGGTTGGGTGAAATACCGTGAAACCTGGTATTTTATGGAAGAAAAAGATGGTTATATGCTATCTAAGCAATTCATCAAATCAGGCGAAGGTTGGTACTATCTGAAGGCAAACGGTGAACTTCACACAGACCCAGCATTCAAAACTGAACCAGACGGACTTATCACAGTAGTTGATAAACCAAAAGAAGAAAAATAAAAACAGAAAGGACTTTCAAATTAGATTACACCAACCGCAGGCTCATGCTTGCGGTTTTTTTGCTTGCTCAAAATAGAAAAAACAGTGATGGTACTCACTGTTTTTCTTGTAGTGTATGGGCGTAAGAAGTCATGCTGATAGCGTGTTTTAAACGCATGTTCATAATATCTGATACACCGTTTTTATACTTATCTACGGCCTGAATAGATACGCCACAGTTTTTGCTGATAGCATAGGCTGTGGCGTTGTCTAAAAGCCAGCGGATAGCTTTAATATCTACTGACAT